ATTTAAAGATTTTTTAAGTTTAGTTTTTTTTTAAATAATCTTCATTTAATAATTATTAAATGAAGATTATTTAAAAAAAAACTAAACTTAAAAAATCTTTAAATTGTGAATAACTATTTTTTAAGTTTAGTTTTATGTGAATAACTAAATAAATATCATCAAAACTTATAAATACTAAGATTAGTTATTCACATAATAATTTTATAGGGTGTGAATAACTAATCTTAGCTTTTTATAATTAAGAAACATATCCCTAATATCATATAAACATATTTACTGTTTTAAGCTCTATTTATTGGGTTTTATATAGTTTATATGTTTATATGTTTGTATGTTATGATTAGTTTAAGCTTATATAAGATATACTTTCATCAGCTAAAAAAAAGAAAGGAAACTCATGAAAAAGATATTAAATAAACTTGAAGCAGTAAATGCAATATTTGCAGGAAGCATACTTACAGCTCCCCATTGGAGTGAAACAGCTTATATACATATAGTAGATGGGCAGATTCTAAATAATGAAGATGAACCATTCAATATGAGTTCTACTGACATTAACGAGTGGACGATATGGGAAGAGCCTAAAGCTGTTAAAGGTGCTAAATTAAGCAAAGCTGAGGCATTAAGTGCTATGTTTGCAGGAGAACGAGTACATACAGAGGATATGAAAGCAGGTGTTTATATTTTCGTTGATAACGGTCAAGTAGTACAAAGCGATAAAAAACCTTTCAACATTATGACTACTAATATAGATGAGTGGTTTATCTTTGAAGATGAGTCGCAAAATAACAATGATGAGGTTACTAAGGTTCTAATGCAACAAATAGAAACACTCACTAAAGAAAATACTAATCTTAAAGCCACACAAAAAGCCGCATCAACAGATGGACGAAGCACTGAGGCTCAAAACATCACTACAGAGCTTATAAAAGCTGTTTATGGTGTAACTGAACCTGCTGAGGTTAAAAAGCTCTTTAGAGAGCAATTACAAGCTTCTAAAAATAAAAGAGATGTGCAAATAGCAATTATTCAAGCCATCCCTTATTGTTGGATTGGAGGTCGTACTCTTGGAACTACATCAGTTTATTATTCTGAAATGAGAAAAATAGTTAAAGAAGTTGGCGGTGAGCATGAAGATATGTCTTTAGCTCTACTAATTCCTCCTGCAGGACTATATGAAGCCTCTCAAGCAAAAGTAATCGCATCTACTAAAGAAAAACATATTGAGAGAGATACTTATGACCAAGACTACCTAGTTGCAATTATCGCTAGACTAAAAGACCAAATTAACACAGGCAATATTTCAAAAACTCGTCAACAAACTCAAGAAAGAGCTAATGCTTATGTATATGCTACTTATCTTGCCTTAGTTACAGGTAGAAGACAAATAGAGATTATTAAAACTCTTAAAATTGTTAAAAAAGAAAATGTTTGGTACTACGAGGGAGTAGCTAAAAAAGGCGAAGAAAATGCAAGTGTTGAAGCATACTCTTTGGATGATGATTTTGAATTACTATCAGAATTAGTCTCTTATATACAAAATGAATTGAGCACTAAAAATATGACAAATACTCAAGTAAATAGCAAATACAACAATGTTCTTAATAATGCATTTAAAAGATTAACTGGAACTAACTTCACTTTCCACGATGCAAGAGAAATTTTCTCAGATATTATTTATAATTATAGTGACGAAGTAGATGGAACTTGGAACACCGAACAATCTTTTAAATCTAAAGTATTAGGTCATGTTATTTCTAAAGAGAGATTGACAGCCTCAGAGCATTATATGACTAAAAAGGCTAAATGAGTTTAGAAATATTAATAGCTATTTGCTCTTATATTATTTACTAGAACTAAAAAAGGAAATAAAATAATGAAAACAATTACAATTACTCAAACTTATGAGATTGAAGTTCCAAAGGAATTAGAAAACTCTTCTAGAGAGGAGTTAGTAGATATGCTCAACCGTATGTATGACATTCACGGTCAAGGCATCATAAAACACTCTTTAAGTGCTACAAGTGATTACAGCCATACGACACTATCTGAGATAGACAATGAAGAAGTTTTTATAGATGGTAATGGGATATCAGATTTTGGTGGTACTATTATTTTAGATGGTCAACCATTGGAGAACATATAAGATGAAAATAGCAATTATTACAACAGATGGAGGGGCAGGAAAAACAGCTGTTGCTTTTGCCCTTGCTAAAGAGCTTGGTTATTATCTTATTTCTAATGATGATAGTGTTATTGAGTTAGCTTATCCAAATATGGCTAAGATTATGAAAGACCCAAAATTACTAGAAGATACGATTTATGACTTTGGTGGCTTTGTAGATAGTGGTGTAATTGATATTATAAAATATAGTGATGTAGTTATTGTTCCTTGTATTAATGACTTAAATTCAAAGATGAAAGCTATTAAAACTATAAACGAGATCAAAAAATATAACAATAACTTTTTAGTAATTGGGACTAGACTTGAAAACCCTCAAGACCTAAAAGAGATTGAAACAGCTATTCATGACAAGTTCCCAAAAATAAAAGTGTTACCTCTTCGTAAAACTAAAATGCTAAAAAATGCTTTAGAATTTGGAGAAAGTCCTCTTGAATTAGTAGCAGGAAGCAAACAAATAGCTTATACAGGTCGAAACTTCATCCCAGAATACAAAGCAATACTAAAGTACATCATAAACGATGATAAAGCTTACAACGAACTATTAGAAAAAAATCAAAAGGGATAAACTAATGCAAAAAAAGAAAAAAATAGGCATTGACGATGCAATAGGGCACACACCTATTCACTCATTTGAGGAAGCAGATGCCAAAGCTCAGGAGCATAAACATTTAAAAGACAGTGTAGCTCAACAGGTTAACAAAGGTGGCAGACCTTTAGCAGGAGAATCAAAAGCAACTGAAAAAGTAGCTTTTCATATTACCAAAGAGGTTAAAGCTTGGTTGGAAACTTTGACTAATACAAAAGAGAGAACACCAAATGCAGTTATAAAAAAGATGCTTATGCAACAGTATGAGTTAAATAAAAAAGAATAAGGAAATTTAAAAAAGGAGGTAAACAGTCGCTCTAAGAGCTAACTATTTACGGTGTCTAAAAATTACTTTTGGTCGAGCAGTTTTTTAGATAACCGTATTATATCCTAAAGGGGTACAGTATGGCAAAAATAGTAAAAAAAGCAAATAGTTTATTTGATAAATTTGAACAAAAATGCGAAGAGTATGCAAGGAAATTATTTTGAGTTTTCTACCTGCAGATAAAGTTTTAGCAGATGCTAAAAAAGCTTTTCAAGATGTTGAGAGAAGTCCGTATGAGAAAAGAAAAGATACAACCAAAAAAAAACCTTTTAAGAAAATGGTTGGCTTCATAGATGGAATGAAAGAGATTACAGTATGGGTTTGAAAAGGTGGAATAGGTGCGATATCAAAAAGATGATGAGGCTTAGAAATGCTAGTCCTCAGTTTATTTAGTGGAGTTGGATTACTAGACCAAGCTTTTAGAGAAAAAGGTTTTTGTGTAGTATCTGCAGGAGACCTTATAACAGGTCAAGATATAAGAGACTTCAAAGCCATCGCTCATAAGTTTGATGGAGTTATTGGAGGAAGTCCGTGCCAAGATTTTAGCACCCTCAAGAGAAAAAAGGGAACTTACTCTTTAGAGATGGTTCAAGAGTTCATCAGAGTTGTAAAAGAAGCCGAGCCATCTTGGTGGCTTCTTGAAAATGTCAAAGGTGTACCAAATATCAAAATAGAAAACTACTCACACCAAAGAATTGACATAAATCAAGGTTGGTACTCAGACACTAGCAGATTAAGGCACATACAGTTTGCATCTAAAGATGGCATCTATCTTGATATCCCACGAGGGAATATGGATGGTGTTAAAAACTCATGTGCATTAGCAAGTGACGACCGAAGCTTTAGAGAGCTTTGTTATCTGCAAGGTCTTAGTGATGATTATGACCTACCAGATTTTAATATGGCAGGAAAAAAAAGAGCAGTAGGTAACGGTGTACCTCTTATACTTGGAAGAATTTTAGCAGATGCAGTTAAAAGTGCAACAGGTGGGTCACACTTAAAAAAAGTTGATCCGTCACAACTATATGACCAGGGGGGGGACCGTCACAAAAAGAGAGATGCCCTTGTGGTTGTAAAAGAGTTTTGGTAGGTCGCAAAAAATATTATGATGCCTCTTGTAGAAAAAGAGCTGAGAGACAAAGGAAAAAAAGTTGAAAAAATCAAAAATATTAACTAAATTATTAACACAAAATCCACCAACAGACAAAACTGTATTTGTCATAAGTATTAGTGGAGGTAAAGACTCAAAAACAACTCTTATAGTTTCTTTACCACTACTTCTTAAAATAGTTAAACCCTCTCAAATTAAAGTAGTGTTTTGCGATACAGGTTGGGAAAAAGATGAGACTATGCAGGAGATTGAAACCATCAAAGATAGATTAAAAGAGTTTGATATAGAGTTCCTAACTTTGACTAATCCTAAATATCCAAATGGAATGACTGATTTAATAAAATCTAAAAAAGCATTTCCTACACGAATGGCTAAAACTTGTACTCAATTACTCAAGATGATACCTGCAGTTGAGTATTATAAAAGTTTAAATTCTAAAGGTCTAAAGGTCATTAGTTTAGTAGGTAAAAGAAGAGATGAGTCAAAAGATAGGATAGATACACCAGACAAAGAATATTACTCTTATAAAGATTGGGGATTTACCATATATCAACCTATTGCTGATTGGACTGAAACCGATGTTTATTCTTTTCTTGATGAAACTTGGGGAATTCCACAATCTTATTTTAATGGTAATAAAAGAGTTGGTTGTGATGAATGTTTTCAAGCTGATTTAAAATCAATTTCATTAATGAGTGAAGATAAAATAAAACAGATGGAGGAAGTAGAGAGTGAGGTATCTAAATCTTATACTGATAAAGTACCTACATTTTTCTTTAGAAGAAATAGCACCTTTCCAGATGGCTTTGCACCTATTAGAGAGATAGTAAATTATGCTAAAGATAAGTACAATTTTAACTATTACACTTTTCACACTAGATCCCTGAGAATGATGTCAAAAAAAATAGGTCAAAAAACACTTAGATATAAATTTATACAATCTGGTTACATTCCAAACAAGAGTAATTTTTCAAAATATATAAATGGCATTTTATCCGTTCCACAATCAATGCAGTTTGATGTTGAAGTCTTAACAACAAAAATTTTAAATGCTAAAGAAAGAAGTGATTTATTGAAGTTTGAAAAATTAGATGAGATTTCAAAAGAAGATAATAGCTTGTCATGTGACTGTGAAAGTTACAATTTGTTGTAATATTTTACAACTCTTAACCTAAGTCACTTTTTTACAAAGTGTCCCAGTCACACTTTTACTATGCAGCCAAGACACACTTAGTATGTCTCCGACATCAATGTCGGACACATACTAATAATTCATTATAAATAATTCTCTCACACTCTTTTTTCTCTTGTGAACATTTGAACCAAGAGTATAATTAAACTCTTCACTCTCAACTATACGAAAATCAGCGTATAACTCACGCACAAAGGCACAATCATTGTAAGAGAGTAGAAACTTACCATTAACAGCTTTTAATGTCTTATATAGCCTCTTATGGTCTTCTAAATTAAAAGTTTTTTCATTTTTATAATAACTCTCAGTTCCAACATAAGGAGGGTCACAATAAAAAAAACTTTCTTCTCTATCATAGTTGAGTATCAGCTTTTCAAAATCCATATTTTCAATAGTTACCATCTTTAAGCGTTCAGACCATTTCATGAAATCTTTATAAATATTTTTAGGTTTACGACTCTTAGCACTCATTGCAAAATTATCGCCTTTACTTCCAAAACTCATCTGTAACTGATAGAAATAAAATGCTCCTTTTTCTACTGGATTATGAGGTTTCATATTTGAAAACTTCATATCTTCGAATATTTCTCTTGATATAAGTAAATCATTTAGATATTTTTGTAGCAGTGCAGGATTTACTCTGATGCATCTATGAAGATTTATAAGGTCGCTATTAAAATCATTTGCAACCTCTCTATATTGTGACCGTGTAGGCAATTCTTTAGCATATAGTACATTTAAAGCCCCTCCAAAGACTTCTACATAAAGCTCATGTTCTTCTGGTATTAAAGTAACTATTTGTTTTGCAAGTTTTGATTTTCCACCTACCCATCCGTGAGGTGGTTTTAATGTTATAGTTTTTATTTTAGACCCTTTGTATAATTTGTTTATACATAATTTAATTATGTATTTGATATTATTTCATATCAGAGTGCAAAAGGGTCTCAAGCTTGTTTGCACTCTGTGTTTTTTTTAAGCTAATTCTTGATGAGGCATATCTTTGAAGCTAAACAAATATCCTTGCCTTATCGGAATATTAAGTTTTAGTGAAGCTCTATAAAAATGCCAATTCATTTCATAAAACATCAATTTACTTTTATCTGAACCATCAAAACTATTATGACCTTTCTCGTAAGGAAAGCAGTCAATTGCTCTAGCTTTTGGAAACTTTTTACTTATCTGATGCTTTGATTTTTTCTTTACACCGTCTAGTTGCGACAAACCTTTTCTATACATTTTTCGCTGTCTTGCTAAAGTACGAGAACTTTCATAAACACCTATGTCAATATATTTAAGAACTTCATCTACTAGAAGAGTAAATTTATAATCAGCCGTTGAAAGCTTTTTTATAGTTCTTTTACCTTTTTTAAAAGCCATTTTTTACCACCAACATTCAATCCCTACAATTCTTGAGGAAGTGAAGTATTTGCATCCACTTTTTTTTTAGATTCTATTACAGCAGTTCGAGCTTTATCAAAAGTTACAACAACTTCATCTAAGACCTCTAATTTTTCACTTTTTATATCTAATTCAACATAAGCTGTTTTAGCACCTACATATATAACTTTACCTTTGTTATAAACACTACTTCCTGCACTCGTGCAACCTACTAAAAATAAACTAAGCACACATAATATAAATAATTTCATTTCAGCCTTCCTTAAATTGTTTTCTTTCTATGTGTTCACCAGTTTTGCCAAGGTTAAAACTGGTAACTGGTCTATGATAACCCATTACTCTAGTGTAGACTGTACACTTTTGTCTTTTGTTTCTTAACTCTTCTAAAATCTCATTTTGACTCATTTTATATCTCCATTTGCTTTTCTGTGCTTATTCCAAGCTCTCCAACCACCTATGCGTAGACCATTTCTAACAGCTACTATTCTCCACCAACTAACATTTAGAGACTTCATCGCTTCTCTTAACATATCATCAGATTCTGAGCGTGTAAATAGACCCGTATAGTATAAATAATCATGCAAAATATAAGCAAATAATGCTTCTCCGTCTTTTGGAAAAATTGCTTGTAAAAACTGAGGAATACTCCCCAAATCCGTATCAAAACCAATAGGAACGAGTATAAGTTGAGCTTGAACTATTTTTGTAAAGTAAGTCAAATCAGATTCCATCGTTCTAATTAATCCATCTTTGCCAACCGAAGTTAGAACTCGCTCTTCTATAAATCCTATTTCCACTTTTTAACCTCCTTAATTTTCAACTTCGAGGTTGGTAGTCCAACCTCGACTATTCCAATTATGAGTACAACTCTCAACGCTAAATACACCGTCATCTTCGCCCTCATAAGTATTAAATAACTCAACTTTAGTACCTGCATAAACTGATTTTCCTTTTAGAGAAAGAGATCCTTTTACTATGCCTTTATTGATAGCATCTAACTTTGCTTGAGCTTTTATTTTTGCGTCGAGTTTATCTTTATAAGCACTCTTTATTTTTATTACAGGTGTACCATCGCCAACTGTAACTTTTAAAATTTTTGCTTCATCAACTGAGTGAAAAGAAGCTTCACAACTTTTATAATAAGTTTTAGTGGAATGTTTAATAGAAGAACTACTGCACGAACTCACATCAATCTTACTTATAGGTAATGCATCATCATTTTTATTTACAAAATAGATAATGTCATTCTTGATAGAAAATAAAACATTGTAATCTTTAGCTATTCGCTCAAGAAAATTAATATCACTTTCATTTGTTTGATTAAGTGATTTTATTTGAGGGTCTACTGTTTGAAATTTGACTTTATGACCTAATCTATCTGCAACAAGATTAACGATGCTTGAGAGTTTAGTATCTACATAATGATGAGACAATTTTTCTTTTTGTTTTTCATTAAATTGCACACCAGTTGCAGTTATGCTAAGAGCTTGATTATCAGTTCTAGTTACAGCTTGAACATGAAAGAGCCCACATTCTAATTTTTCTATCACTTCATCTTTTTGTAAAGTTTTAAAAATCACTTCCATTTTTGAATCAGGAGCAGGTTTTGCAAAATCAGGAAAAACTTTTAACAATTACACCATTTATAAAAACTTCTATAATATCTTCTACCATAATGGTTCTCTTTTTTTTGCCTGTTGAGTCACACTTGGATTATGCTGCTCTGTCACACTAAAGTCAGGTAGAACTATTGTCTCGTCAAATTCTAAAATCATAGATTTTTTTAAAAGTTGCTTATTTACACTTATTACATCATTTAGATAGTTTAAGTGACCATAGTGTTTTAACACTATTAAGTCTATTCTATCCCCTCTACTACACTTATATTGCATCATAGATCTCTTTTAAAGAAAGGGAATAATTTTGTACAGTAAATTTTCCATTATCTAAAAACATTTTTTGAGTAGTATTTAGAGAGTTTATAATAACTTCTATATCTGTATCTAGAGTAGTAAAACGAATAGGCTCACGATTTTTTGTATAATCTTCTAAAGTTTTTAAAGCTTCTAAAGGCTGTACAACCAAAACACCTTTTAAGGAAATAGCTTGAGAATAACCACCATTTTTATTTAGTTGTTCTTGACCTTTTGCAGGTTTTAAACTTCCAAAAGTTGCAGTTAGATTTTTAGCTATTTCTTTATAATCATTTTGATGCATATAAAATTCAAAATCACCCAACTTACCCATACTAAGACCATTTATTAAACTCTCTAAACTTGCCATATTATTTCCTTCTGTAAATTCCTCTTTTATTTAAGTTGGCATCTTTGCTCAACTCATTTAAATATCTTTTTCTATCAGGAGAAATGTTATTATTTGGATAATATACAGCCAAGCCCATACGCATAAGACCAAAGTTAAGACCGTCAATCCACACAAGTTCTCTCTTGTATTTATCTTTGCCATAACTATAATATTTAACAACTTTTCCCAAATAATTATCAACTACATAATCTCTTGCCATATAACCAAGTGAAAGAACTTTTTTAACTGAATGTATATATTTATCTTTATGATTAGGGTTATTTGGATGTATCATTTTAAGAGTCTCAAGTTGTTTAAACACTCTATGATTCATCTTTGTTTCAAAAGTATCTAGAGCAATTAAACGAACTTTAAATGGTTTAAAATCTGTTTTTTGCAACATGAGAGTATCTCCGTCAATTACATATTTTACCTTTGCTTCATCCCAAGCAAACAAACTAGCAACTAGTGCCATTATTAAAAACATTTTTTTCATTTTTTTCCTTTATTTTTTTAAGCTATATCTTGCATTTGCAAATCTTGTTCTTCATCTGCGATTCTTTTATTTACACGCTTCAATTTTTCATATAAATCCTCCTCGTCAATTATTCCATTTTCACTTTTTACAGTAATATGATTATTTATATTTTGGATTATATTTTTTGCATTATTTGCATTATTTTGAGTTTTAGTTTCTTCTATTTTATTTGATGTAACAGCAGATACACTCTCTATTGGAACAGTAGGAACACGAGTCTCGCTTAAAGGGGCAATGAAAGATTTATTTTTTTTATATTCTAAATTATTTGCAGGAACACTAGCTTTTAATGACTCTTTTTTAAAGCCAAAAAAGTTTTTAGTTTCACTCCAATAATTAGATGCTTTTTCTTTTACTTTACTACTCATATCTGTAGCACTAGAAGCTATATTTTTTACTTTATTTACAAAACCCATAACCGATTGAAATTTAGCTTCTAACCAAGAGAATAGACTTACAAAAGGGGATTTAATTCTATTAACTGTTAAAGTCCACGCTATACCTGCAACAGTTCCTATTTTAGTCCAACCATTAGCAACCATTGCACCCATATCTATAACCCATGTAAGAGCTTGTACAACCCATATTATAGGAGTTAGAACTAAACCAAAAGCAGAACCTATTAGACCACCAACACTAGAAGCATTTATACCTACATAATTTAAAGCAGAACCTACTAGAGAAAAAAGAGGAGAAATAGAGGCAAAAAGTCCACCTATACTAGAAAACAATCCACCAAAACTATTTTTTAAATTAGTAATAGTTGGCGATACTGCAGTCATTATCCCACTAAATAAATTATCAATTCCTAACTTTATAAATTCAAATTTATTATAAAGATAAACACCTGCACCTGCTAAAGCCATAACACCTAAAACTACACCTGCAACTGGAGAAGCTAAAAGAGCTAAACTTGCACCAACTCCTGATGCTATAAATCCAAAACCTGCTAAAGCTACAGAACCAACTATAAAAGCAGTACCAAGTCCAAATATCCACTTAGAAGCGTTTGGAAATTTTTGAGTAAATGCATCCAATTTTTCAGCACCACTCTTTAAAGTGTTTGAGACCATTTTTATAGTAGGAAGTAAATTAGTTGTTGCACTAATACTTAAGCCCTCCATCGCTGATGCAAGTAGTTTAAAATGTCCTTTTGTTGTATCAAGTTTAATCGTTTGAATTTTTTTAGTAGTTCCACCTGATGCATCTAATGTTGCTTGATATTCAAGTAAACCTTTTCTACCTACTTTTAAAAGAGCAACACCTGCACTAATTGCTGTCATTCCAAAAATTGGCTTTAACTTTTTAACTTTTTGCTCATCAGTTAAACCAACCATAGAAGCATTAAGTTCGCCAATTACATTTGGCATACCTTTAAATTTTCCTTTAGCATCAAAAACTGAAACACCAAGAGCATTTAATGCATCTCTTGCTTCCGTAGGAGGTGCAGATAGTCTTGTGTACATTTGTCTAAGAGAAGTTCCTGCCATTGAACCCTGAATACCAACATCACCAAGTTTACCTGCCAATGCAGATACTTCGCTCAAACCAACACCAAGACCAGAAGCAATTGGTGCTGTATATTTCATTGTTTCGCCAAGCATAAGAAGATCAGTATTTGAAGTTGAAAAAGTTTTAGCTAAAACATCTGATACCATTCCCATTTTTTCAGCTTTTATGCTAAAAGAACTTAAAATATTTGAACTAATATCACTCGCTGTTCCTAAATCAACACTTCCTGCAGTAGCTAACCCAAGAACACCTCCCATCGCACCAAGCTGTTGTTTAGCATTAAAACCTGCTTTAGCTAAATAAGTCATACCTATTGCACTTTGAGAAGCTGACCACTCTGTAGTTGAGCCAAGTTTTTTAGCTTTTGCTGTTAAAAGAGTAAAATCCTCAGCTGTTATATTTTTAGTAAGAGCTTTAACATCTGCCATATTACTTTCAAAATCAATAGAAGCCTTAAAAGGAAGTGTCATAATTCCAACAGCACCAACAGCACCAACCATTGCACCAGTACCTATTTGTGCTTTTTGAGTAGACTTTTGTATAGGCTTCTGAATAATTTTTTTATATGGAAATTCTTTAACTGGCTTATTTAAATTCTCATTTGCTTTTTTAGTCCAAAAGGCAAATTGTTTTGCATCGTGTTCTATTGCAGTTATATCTTTTCTAGCTTCTTTTAAACTAGTTCTACTTGTTTGAACATCTAAGCGAATGGGATTAGCACTTATCTTTGCAGTTTGACTTCTTATGCGACCTAAATGATTATCTAATTGTTTGATATTTCTATTAAGAAGAGGAAATTTTGTTGCTTGTAAAAGATTAGCTTTTGTAACTTTCTGTGCATAGGTATGTATGCCTTTTACACTTGCTTGAAGAAAGTTTGAACCTTTTATGGCAGGATTCCACACCATGTTAAGACTTACAGAACCAAGAGCCATAATTTAACCTTTTTTTTTAATTTTTATCTATTTTTAAAATTTTAATTTAATCCTGTTGAGTCACACTTCTTATGCCTGGACCAGTCACATATTTTTATAGCAGCTCTGACACATTAAGATTTTAAAAAGAGATAAGGCTAAGAGGGAGAATTTCCCTTAGCCTAAGACACCAAAACTTTATTAAGCTTCGATTGGTGCATTCATTGCAGTAAGAAGAGAGTCAGCTTCAACAAATTTAACATGAAGACCTGCAGGTGAAACACCTTCTCTAAATCCACCTTTTCCATCTGGTACTTTAAAACTTCTTTCTGAATGAGTGCGAACTTCTAAAGTTCCTACACCTTGAAGTTTTACACCTGTGTTGCTTCTTAGAGCATTGAATAATAAATCGTTTTGAGTGTCCATTACTTGGTCAACTAAAGTTTTAGTAACTTTAATACCTTTTTCTGTTAAAGCTTTATGTACAGCTTCTCTTTGCTCTTTTTCGTTTAATGTATTTACTGCTTTCATATTTGACTCCTCAGTCATTTTTTTTTATTTTTTTACAGCTTTGCCAACCTATTGTCATAGAAATAGGGTCTATTTTTTTTAATGATTTAAATTCATTAATTCCATTTTTTGCTTTTGCTTTTTAATAGCAACCTCAAAATACTCTAACCACTCTCTAACTAGTAATTTTTTTTGTTCATTTACTGATAGAAAGAAAAATTCTGTAACTAAGCTATAAGCTTCTAGTCTAGAAGTTCTATCTCCTCCGACTCTAACAAAAAACCTTGCATTGCCTCACTTAGAAGTTGTGCATCACAACGAGCTAGTTTTTTAGACTCATCTATCGTTAACCCACAAGCTATTGCTATTTCATCATAAGCACTTGGATTCTTTTTACGCATCAAAGCTTCATCATCTACACCAGTAAATTCATTGACAGTTAACACCGTCACTTCTTTTTCTTTACCTTTTATTTTTGCTTTTTTTATTTTTCCAAAAGGATAAACTCTACTTAGAGCTACATCTTTTTTATCATATTCAACTTCTTTTGACATTTTTTTTCCTTCTAGATGTTACTACTAAAATCTGAGGCAGTATTTATTCCACCCAACACACAATGATATGGTTTTCTTGTATAAACGATAGTAGGAATACCATTTACAATTTCACTATACATATCTACTCTCAACTCGAAACTACGCTTTAAGACATCACCTTCTTTTATTTCAGAACTCATTTTTAAAAGCTCACATGCCAGTACTCTCTTCGTTAATTAATTCAAATTCAAATTCTGGTTGTTTTGTGCCATCGCCAGTAAATCCAAAAGTATTTTTTCCACCAATCAAAATCGATAAGCCACTCAATATTTGAGAGTTAGCTCCTAAACCAGTCTTAGTCATCTTTTACCACCTTATTTTGTTTCTACTGTGTAGTATTCATTTGTTGCATAACCTTGTAAGACAATAGTTCTTACACCTACATTGTTACCTGCTTTGTAATCCATATATAATATACCTGCACTTATATCAGTAGAGCTATTTCTATCAGACCACCAAACATCAAATCCAACTGATGCACTTGCTTTTTTAGATTTAAGTAAAAAAGCTTCTATATCTGCACGAGCTAGATTAAGAACTTCTGTTACTGGTCTATGCTTGTGTTTCACTAATGCTTTTTGAGACTCTTCATTTATAAGGTCAAAAAATCTAGTTGTTTCAAGTTTGTTAAATCTTGTATCATTGCTAGGAGTTTCAAAGTTATATAAAATATTTCCCATTATCTCATCATTGATACACAAACAACCACCACTATTTACAATAATATTTACATCACAAGTGTTTTCTCCTTCTTGGTAAAAAAGAGGCACAAGACAATCTCCCATATTGTAAATAGGACGATTTGCGTGATCGAAACAAGTACCAAACTCACCATGCTTTGCATCCCAATACGAGATATGACCTGCGATGATTGCAGAGTATGGCTTTTCGATATATTTATCATCAAAAATTGACCATACACGGCGATAAAATGGCACACTTAAATGTCTCAGCGATGCTTGAGGTTTTAACCACAAAAGGGCATCTTCTACATTTTTATGATTTGCATTTGCAACTGAAATAATTTTTGTACTTGTTATAAGACTATTTAACTTATCTAGTACAGTATCATCATGTGTGAACCAACCACATATAGGAATACGAACTTTAGTAGCTAAAGCAGTTTTTGCCATTTTTAACTTATCTAGAGCATTTAAAATATCTGTTTTAATTGCAGGGTTATCATAAAAATCTAAATGACTTTTAGAAATTTCATCTGCACTAATATCTACTAGAGAGATAATGATTGGACTCATCACACTTTGCATCTGAATATCATATAAATCTTCTCTAAGAGTACCTGCAACAACACTAAACACTTCAAGAGCTTTCTCTGCATTTGAATATCTTAAAAGACCTGCTTTAGAAGTATCTAAAAGCTTAGTTTTAGTTTCTTCTATTAAAGTTTTTTTATCTTCTAATATTTTTTTAAATGCCAATGTTTCTGCATCTGTATCTGTTAAAGATTTGATACCATTCTCTATATCTTCCAAAGCACCATCAAAGCTAACAGTACCAACCACACCTATTACAGTTGTACTTGTAATTACAACAGCAGTAGGACTAATATTTTTTACATCTAAGACTTTTATTCCTGGCATCTCTTAGTCCTCATCTGCAACAGCAGTACCAAAAGCACCACTTATATCTATTGCATCTACTTCAGTAGCTGTTGCACAAGCATTTATCTGAGCTTTTAAAGACCATTTTTCTTGTAATAAAGAAAATTGATTATCCTCAATAGCTTTAATAATCACATCATAATCAGCTAATTCAATAGTATGCGATTTATCATAAGCATCCATAACTGTTAAAATTTTTCTATCTTTACCTTTAGAAAAAAGAGTTAAATCTGTCTCACTTCCATCAACACTAAAACCTAAAGAGGTTTCAACAATTGGTCTAGTTGATTTTGCTAAAAATAAAGCATTTAAATTATCTATTTTTGATTGTTTTGCAATATTTAAATCTTCTATTATTTCATAGCCATAAACTACTTTTTCATCTTCAACTTTCAAACCTTTTATTTCAATAAATTGACCAACAGACAAATCTTTTTCTACAGCCATCACTTCTACTAAAGAATCACTTTTTAATACTTCTTTAGTAGGAATATATCCGTATAAAGCAACTATGTTTTTTTCATCAATTAAACCCGATTTAATTTCATTATTTTTAAATTTAACAAATTTTCTAGACATTTTATACCTCCACTTTTACATCTTGGGCATTAAGAGGATAGCTTCTATCATCTCCCCAAATTATTCTAGCACCACCGTTTCCACCTTTACAAAAGTTAGAATTTTGAGATAAAGATGTTCCACCACCTGCACCGCCACCACCGAAGCGACCACCACAACCACTATAATAAGTTCTTCCATTTATAGATTCAGAACTATTCGTATTACTTGCACCATCATCGCCATCCGAACCATTTTTACCTCCATAATAATGAATAAAAATATTCCCTTGATCATATTGGACTGAAGCACCACTATTAGAGCGACCTTTCAATCCTACTCCACCACCACCACCGAAGCTATAAGTTGAAGAGCTATAACCAGACCCTGCACTAGCAGAACCTTTAACTCCAGAACCACTATTAGAGTTATAATGAGCGTCTCCACCACAAGCGTCAGAACCATTTTCGTTATCACCATAACCACCTGCACCTGCACCTGCACAATGGTTATTAGAAATACCACCTTGACCACCCTTACAGCTTATTGAACCATTTTTTGGAATAGCTCTTACAGAACCTGCTCTTCCACCTTCTGCTTCAAAAAGAATTATTGAATTTCTTTTTAAAATCGTATTGTTTCCATTACTATTTTGAGCACCACCTGCACCAACAATTATTGTTAAAATTTCACCTGGTGTTACTGGTATTCCATTTGCATAAGCTAATGCACCACCGTTTCCACCATTATTTTCCCACGTGCGATTACCACCTTGACCTGCTCCTACCAAAACAGAACAAATAGAAAAAACTCTATCAGGCACTACAAAACTATGATTCAAAATTAGTATTTTTTGTCATCGTTGGAGTAGTTATGCTTATCTCTTCATTTGCAAGAATATTTGTTATTTTAGATACTGCAAAATTTGCAGAAGTTTCTATCTTGTAAGTGATATTATCTCCATCAACATCAGTTGCACCTGCTAAAGAAAAAGCATAAGATTTACCACCTATCAACTCACTTTCAAGAGTATGTTTAAAATTTGTCATTACTGGTAAATTGTTATCAGTAATAGTAATTTCAAGTTCTGTAAGTTCTGATTTGTTGCCTAAATTATCTACTGCAACAACTTTTAATGCTAATTTATTTCCTATTTCTCCAGTAGGAATAAAACTCATTTCTGCTTTAGAATTTAAAGCTAAAATTGATTCTTTTGAGCCATCAGGTTTATAAAAATCAAAAGAAGCTACATTTCCATCTGCCAAATGAGATACAGCAGATGCTGTGTAAGTAAAATTAACTTCATTTGCAACAGTTACTACACCATTCAATATAGGTTTAGATATAACTCTAACCTCTTCAATATCTGCAATAATTGTTTCTAATCTACTCTCTAGTTGTGTAATAACTTCTTGAGCCTTATTATCAATAGCACCTAAAGTCTCATTTACATCTAACTTTTTCATTTCATTTTGAAGTCTCAAAATACTAGCTTCTAATTGCTCTTTTAATTCAAGTTTATATTTGTTGCTATCATTTTCAAGAGAAAGAGTTGCACCCTCATATCTTTTTAAAAGCCCTTGAGCTTCTAAAACTAATTCTTCTACTGCTTTAGACATCTATAATTCCTTTTTTTATTAATATATTTTCTAATCTAAAAACTTTGGCAGTTAAAGCTTGTATAGCTCCCATATACATACCTTCAAGTTCTGCTATTGTTATGTAATCATCTGCTTTATAAATAATTGAATTAGCCTTTCCACTAACAGCAATTTTTACAGTTTGAGTACCACCTACACCTTTTACAAATTGAATTGCAGGTGTTTCTACTTTAGTAATTATTTTATTATCATCACTAAGCACTCTAAGTTCTGCATTCCAAACTGTAAAATGCTCATCTTTTGGAATTTGCACGATTACTGTTAAAACACCATCCGTATCAAAAAAAGAACTATGAATACTATTTTTATAATATTCGTTACCCTCATTGTCAATCAAAGAAAATTGAGTAATTTTTTCATACAGCTCTTGCTGTAAAACATCCAATCCCTCAGCATTTGGTTCTGCTGTTATATGTTCCAAGTTAAACCTCCTATTAAATTAAGTTGAGTTGAATAATTGTGTTTATAATAAAGTTTTTTTTCTATTTCAGAATTTACAAAAGAAGCAACACTTAAAGAGATCAATTTGTTTATACTTTTAGAAAAAGAATTTTTAACTATTTTGATATTTTGAGATGATATTGCTATTAAATTTAAAGTTGTTTTTCGTTTTGAATTGATTAGATTTTTAGCTATTTCTAAAGAGCTATCGTTATTAATTAATAAGCCTAAATTTTTGCAAGGTTTTAAATCTTTAATTTCAGAGTCAAAGTTATAATCAAATACATTTGCGTAATTAGTTTTTATATCTACTTTACTTATAGGAATACGAACATCGAATTGACTTAATTTAGAACGAACATTTTTAGCATTATCTATTAATCTTTTAGATACATTAAATAATCTTTCATCATAAATATTTTTATGTTTTAAATAAACATTTATATTAAAATAACCTCTTTGTAAGTTTTCACTGTTAAACCATTCAACCAGTTCTGCATTATCAAAACATACATTCATAGCATCTTTAACTGCTCCAACTGTTCCTATATGTTTTTTAGTAAAAGTCTTTAAATATTCTCTAGCTTCAAGTTCTGTCATATTTTCTATATTTGCACCTTTAATTAGTGCGATATGAGATAATATAGAACTGTCACAAGTCATTACATCTATTTTTAAATCACTATAATCAACTCTAGAATTAGAATCTAAAAATAATGCAAATTCTTGGTCTTTTTTTGATAAGTTATTTGGTAATAAACTCATAATTGAGCCTCTTTAAAATTAAGTGCCAAACTTCTTATTTTTATTATTTGCTTATCATTAACAAGAACATCTTCAAATGAACTATATACACGATATACACCATCAACATGGCACTTTCTTATAAAGTCACTCTCTACAAAATTTTGACCTATAAAAAAAGAGTCTTTGATCGCCCAAGGGTCTTGTGTATTCAGCATTACAAGCTTTATATACATTATTTATCATTGTTTCATCTACAACCTCAAAAGAAGCTATAAAAATGTTTACATCAAGAGGATTATTGTCATTAGGGATTGTTATATCATCTATGCGACTATCTGCACTATAAGCAAAATATTTATAAGCCTCAACACTTCCTGCTGTGCTATATTTTGCATTAGAAGCTATTATTCTCAATCTATATCTATCATCACTTTCAATTTCAGCTCCATTAGAAAAAAGAGTTAATTGTTTTACATCTACTGCATAAGTAAGTTCACTTACTATATTCTCAGTTTTTATATCACTCTCTGCTATGTATTTTTCTAATTTTACTGTTGCTATTTCACTAATTTGACCTGTAACTATTGTTATGTTTTCAACTAAATAAGCTCTCACATTATCATTAATATCATTTAGTATCAAACCTGCAGGAATAATTACATCTTTATCTTGTGTAGTAAGCAATGTAAATTCAAACTCTGCATAAGGATATTCGCCCTCATCTCTAAATACATCAAATTCTGCACCTAAATTATCTAAATCAATATCTGTCGCAGTAGTAATTAGAAGCTGTTTAAAAGTCTCTTTTTTATCCATTTGATTATGAACTTGTCTAAGCGTAAGAACTCTTAATTTTTTCATATATGGGTCAGATTCTAAAGGCTTCCAATCTGTACCAATGATTTCTTTTGCAAGTGCTATATTTTCAGCTAATAACTCATCAAAAGTTTTAATTTTAAAAGGTGTAGGCTCTACTAAAGTAGAAAGTTTATTTTCTAAATCTTTATACATTTATAAAACCTTGAATTATGCTATTTTCTAAAGATACATCAAAATTTAATTTTCCTACAGATATTTCATTTTCAGAAATAATTGCTTCTTTAAATTTTAATCTATCATCAAAAGAACAAGCATCTTTTAAACATCTTTTAAAGTCAATTAACCACGAGCTGTTGTATGGTCTATGTTTTAAAGTATAAAGCTTTGTTCCATACGCAGGACGAGCAATTACACTTCCTTTAGGGGTAGTTAATGCATCTATAAAGCTATCTATTGGTGTTACAGCATATCCGCCTAAATCAGAAGATAAAGTTATTTTTGTTATTTCTATCATAATGCATTTGGTACAGAAGTATCTGTACCACCTCCAAAGTGATTTCCTGCATTTTGAGGATGATTATGAGCTTTAGAAATGTCTATTCCATCGTGAGAAATTTGACCACCTACGAATTTAGTATGTTTTGCTTTTATTGTTAAAATATTTACATCTAAATCTAAATCACAAGGAGTTGTTAAATTAATTTTTTTAGTTTTTGTATTATGAGTAAATTCAGTTCCATCCTCATGTACACTTATGTAAGTATTTTCATCAGCACTTTTTGGCAAAGGCATTTCTTTGTAAGTTAAATTTCTATCTACAAAGCCATCTTCATTGTTGCCGAATGGATTAAAAACGATAACTTGGTCATTAATTCTTACAGGCGTATGAACTGTTAAAAAAGAAGATGCTTGTGTTCTAATTGGTAGCCAATTTGTAACTCTATTATCAACAGAAACTTTAACTTCTAATTTTTTACCAGAACCTAAAGGCAAATATCTAAATTCTGTAATTGTTCCGTATTGAATATTCACTATTTACACCCTTTTGCTTTTGCTAATTCTTTTAAATGTTGTAATTTCATATCAATATCATCTTTATCGTAAAAACTGTTATATAAATATTCTGCACTTACATAGGTGCGATTTAAAGCTTCATCTAGTTTTAATAATTCAGACTCTATTTTTTTCAATCTATCTTCTTTATCAAATTTAGATTTTTTTAAATCTTGAATAGTGTTATGGTCGTGGTACCACTTTGCAAAATATAGCAATAGAGAACCAGCAACAGTTAAAATAGATGCAACAGATATTTCCAATTAATGCTCTTTATTTTTAAAGTACATTATTGTATTAGGTATAAAGTGGATTAATCAATGTGGTTTTATATAAAAGATTGCTATAATTAATTAAAAAAAGGACAAATGTGAAAAATTTAATAATTTCTATTTTTATAGCATCAACTTTATTTGCTGATGGAAATATTCTTATAGAAAAAAAAGATTATGGGAAAGATTGGGCATTTACTGTAGATAAATTATATATTGGGTGTGAGTCAGATTTGCCTTTTGCAATTGTAAAAGTAGGAGATTTGCCTTATGGCTTAACAGGTAGAAGCTCTAGCGTTTTTGGAAGAAATATTAATCTTATTTGGAGAGACAATCCTAATTTAAAAGGCACTAAAATTAGTTTGTCACCTTTTATAAAAAAAGCTCTATCATTTTGCAAATAAAATTTTTTATTACTGGTCCGTCACACTTTTGATGCCTGGATCAATCACAGTTTTTTACTGCAACTAAAACACATTAAGATTTTAATAATCTTCCAACGGCTATACCAACAATATCTAAATATTCTTGTGATTCAGAACATTTTATTATTTCATCACTATAGCCTTTGTTACAAGATGATATTACTATATCCCCATTTGTTCTAAAGCTAAGATTTTTTAGCATCGTGCCATTTATCGTTTGGATAATATATTTTCCATCAGAATAATTATATTGACCTTGTTCAAATGGAGCATATATTACTATATCCCCATTGTCAACATAAGGCTTCATGCTATCACCAATTACAGTTAAAGCTCTAATTTCTTTATTTTGATAAGCTCTTTTAATTAAAGAAGTATCAACGTATAAAAATTTATCAACTTCTATATCTTCGTTGATGCCTAAGCTTCCTGCACCAACATAACCATTAAGAAGAGGAACTTTCTTAGTATGTTCCACTAGACTTTTTAAATTAGGAGCTTCTTTTGAAACTATTTTATTTATTGTTTCTTTGCTATCATCAAATAAATATTGTTCTGGTATATCAAATATTTCAGCTATTGCAATAATTACTTCTATTTTTGGATTGGTTCCGTTTTCCCATGAACGAACATTTGCATCTTCAATATTTTTATTTATAAGATGTGATATTTTTTGTGCAAGTTCTTTTTGAGATAATTTTTCTAATTTTCTATATTTTTTTAAATTCTGAGAAAACATTTTAAATCCTTTTTTGCATAATTTAATTATGTATAATACAATTATACTTCTTTAAAAAGAAATTAGATTACTTTTTAGTTTATTACATAATTTAATTAACAATTAATAGAAATATGGTTACTATCCTTGTATGAAAATAAATTTAGATGAAACTTCAATATTAATTAACAATATTAAAACCATTGACCTTGCCAACTTGGTTGGTGTTGGTCGAAATATGGCAGAAAAATATAAAAATTCTTCAAATTTACCACCGCTTGAAAAAGCTATACTTATTGAAGATACTTTTGGTATACCTGCTCGCTCTTGGGTAGACTTAAAAAAACAAAAAGAGAATATAAAATAATGTTTTCAACTGCTGATATGGCTGAAATTCTAAATACAAAAAAAAATAATATTAATTATTATATCAGACAAGGCTTTTTAAAAGCAGTTTATGTTAAGGGTCATTATTTTGTAGAAAAGCAAGTTTTTTATTCTTTTAAAGAAGAATATTATGATGCAAATAAAAGACATTCAGCAAGGGGCAAATCCAAAAAACTATCTCACACTCAAATAAAATTATTATCTTTTGTTATAGCAGATATTCAAAATAACAATTTAGAACTAAATGATTTTATAAAAAAATATAATGAAGAAGCTGAAATAATTCCAAACTTTCAAGATTTTACAATTTATAAAAGAGATAATTGTATTTTAAGAGATAAACAAAAAGGGCAACAATACAGAAAAATAGCAGATAATTATAATTTGTCAATTAGAAGTATAGAAGAAATAGTTAAAAATCATAAAGAAAATACAATTTAAAAAAAGGAGTAATTTTTTAATTAATTTACAACGAGCAACCAAAAAAAATAAAAGTATTACTATTAATCATATTTTAAGAATTATGATAATATAATGTTTTCTATATAAAATAAAGGATTTTTTATGCCAGATACTGATGTTTATAAAATTGATAATAATCAAAAATATCCAATCAATATTAAAACAAAGAGAGTGACTTTTACAATAAAAGAAGACATTTTAAGTGAATTTAATAAAATTGCAGATAAAAATAATCTTAATAAGTCAGGGGTAATTCAAACTTTGATGAATGCTTTTTTAGAAAATATTAAAAATCAGGAAATAAAAAAATAAGCTTTTGGAGTAATTTCTTACTCCAAAAAAATTGGTGCGATACACCGAGTTTGGTTGCTCATATTGTACCAATTTATTTATGAAAAGTAAATTAATTAAATAGGATAATAATATGAGTAATTATGCAAATGAACCCACATTAGAACAAATCAAACAATCTTTAGACATCATAACAGTAGCCGAAATGTATGGCGAACTTGTAAAAAATGGTGCTAATTTTAAATTTAAAAATGACCCAAGTATCGTAGTCAATCCTGCTAAACAAATATTTAGTAATTTCAATGGAGATATTACTGGAGGTTCAGTTCTCGACCTTGTAATGTATTTTGAAAAACTTGATAAAAAAGCAGGTATCAACCGACTTAAAGAGTTAAGTTCACTTGATACTTACACGGTTGACCCTGCCCTCCAGATAAAAAGAAAAGAAGAGGCAAAGGCTAAAAAACAAGTTGACTTTCAAAAGCTTCAGCAATGGGGAACAGCAGAACTTCAAAGTGTTGGTATTCATAGACCTACTGAACACATTGATTCAGAAGAAAAATTAATAAATTTTATTATACCGACTGAGTTACTAAAACTTTTTGAAACAAAAATACTCCCTGCAGAATATAAACAAAAAATAAATTATTTATTTACCAATTTGATAGGTTGGAATAAACATTTCAACTGCTCAAGCATCATCATTAAAGATGATAGTGGACAAATAGTTGATTTAATAGCATATAGACCTCAGAAACCTAAAAACTACAACGAGTGGTCAAATCCGAAATACATCTATAAAAATTCTCATAACCGAGGTGAAAAATTTTTATACCCTTTTAGAAAAGAAGTTGAATCAATTCTAAATAAACCCTCAAATACTGACAAGTATGCAATAGTTGGAGAGGGCATTAAAAACGGTTTAAATGCCCTTTTGTACTCTGTTCCTTATATATCTCTTGAAAGTACATCAAATACTATAAATAATAATCTTATCGACTATATATTTGATTTAGAGAAGAAAGGTTTTATTATTTTATCTATGTTTGACGGTGATTTGGCTGGTGCTAAATCTTATTTAAATTTTATTAAAAATTATTATCCAAGTGCAAAAGATAACATTGAAATTTTTATAAAAATGAAAGAAAATATAGTTTTACCTGATAAATCAAATCAGGACATTGTTTTATCAAACTATATCAATTTTATCAATAAAAATGCTTTTCAAATCAAAAACTTTTTAGAATTTAACAGCAATGTTGATTTTGTAGAATATTTACAGTCTGGGAACAACTAATGAGTAATGTGACAGAGCAGCATAATCCAAGTGTGACACAACAGGCTAATTCTATAACTAGCAAAATTCAAGCAATAAGAGATAGTGCTAAAAAGAGCTTGACACCAAGCGATGACTTTTATAATCAAGTAGATATGCATCTATCTGCAGTTAATACGATTAGAGAAAAAAGTAAATTGCATAATGAAGATAAATCATCTCTGACATTCAATGAGTTCATTGAAGAAAAAAAAGACATTGAGAGAAGATATGAGGGTACAAAAGAGAAAGAAGCTCTACAGCTAAAGATGAAAGAGCTTGAAATGGCTTATTTTAAATACGCTAAGAAAAACGCTTCATACGATAGACTTGGTAAATCTACTCTCTTCTATGACGCAGTAACAGATATGTATGTAAGGATATCAAGATATATAGACATTGACAAAGATGGCACAGAGTATGACCGCATCAGGACAGACCGTTTTAAATCTTCAACTATAAATAAATATATTGACCTTGAATCAAAAAAACTTGCAGGTGTTCACATTGATACAAAACTTAGAACTACTATACTAAGAAACTTCAAACCGTATATCAAAGAATTTGCACCTTTAAAACCTGCATTTTACGGAGAATTTTTTAATACTTATAAGCCAAATGGGTTTTTAGATGTAAATGTAAAAAATGTTTTAAGTGTCGAGAACTTCACAGAAATTACAATGCCTCAACGATACCCTGTAATCAATGCACTACTTGAAAATATAGCACCTTATATAGATGAGAGAGTATTTTTACTTAATTGGCTAAGTACGATTTTAAACACAGCTAAAAAAACTAAAACTGCTGTTATTCTCAAAGGTATTCAAAGAACTGGAAAAGGTGTATTTGCTTCTAAAATCATTGAATATGCTATGCATGAGAGTAACTGTTTTATTGCCACAAATGCCAATCTATCAGATAACTTTAACAGCTACTTAGAAGATAAGCTATTTATCACTTTTGATGAAGTTAAAGGCGATTTTCACAAAGACAAAGATATCGCAAATAAAATAAAGCTCATAGTATCAGAGGATAATGTATCAATTAGAACTATGCATACAAATCCATATATGATAAGATTTTCAGCTAACTGTATTTTTTTAAGTAATGAAGATTTACCAATTCCAATGGATCAATCTGATGAGCGATTATCTGTAATTGAAACTAAGTCACGAACTCTCTTACAAGTAGCTCGAAGTATGGGTTATGAGCTGGTTGAGTTTATTTCTCTTTTAGAGAAAGAAAGAGATGCTTTTTTGGTGCATTTGAAGATGTGTAAATTCAATGTTCAGTTAGCAATGTCGACTATTAAAAATAAAACTAAAAAAGCTATCCAAGATGCAACTTCTACTACTCAATCAGTTTTAAAGACAGCATTTAGAAGTCAAGACATCGAAACTATAGATGAGATACTTGAAGAAGCTATTCAAGATACTAAAAACTCTATTCTAATAAAGTCAGAAGTTGAGAAAATAGTACAGGGAGAGTATGGAGCTACTAAAGCAAAAGAAACAATTCCTTTCCCTCACACAAATATAAATATGAAAGTTATCTTCATGGATGAGTTTAAAGCAGGTCTTATCTCAAATACTAGTTTGAAGTGGTTCAGTAATGTGACAAACATCGAGCATATACTGAAAAGTGATACAAAGTTTGGTAATTTTTGGAACTTGGTACTTAATCAAGCTACTCTCATTAAACTCAAATGGGAAGAAAACAGAAATGTTGATGGAACTATGACTTTAGTTGAATTTAGTCATAGTGAGAAGTTTAGACCTATTAATCAGCATGAAGAGCTAAAGACATTCCACTTCAATCAAAAAACTTTTGTTTTTATGGGTAAAAAGACAGCAGTAGAGTACACTCACGACATTTTCTAAAAACACCGCAAGAAACACCGACCCAAACACAGAAACGGGTCGGAAACACATCAAAAACACACCAAAAACACTACCAAAAACACCATTAAACCCCTAAATATAGGGAAACAACACTATTTTTACATTTTTACTTCATAGATTTTTTAAAATTATTTTTTTTATTTGATATATTTTTATTTGTATTGTAAAATAATACTGAAAACCCCTCTTTTATGGGCTTTATAGTGCTTTTTATGTGGTGTTTTTTATGTGTTTTTTATGTGTTTTTTATGTGTTTTTAGTATATATTTTAGTGTTTCTAAGGTCTTTTGGTGTTTTTGAAGAAAAATCTATTAGAAAAAAGGTCTTTTGTCTAAATTACTGCTTTTTTTTTAAATTAGTTAAATAAACCACATTGATAAAATCATCAAGTAAAAATTATAATTATTTTTTAAAAATTTCCATTAGGGGAAAAAATGCCAAAAATTCAAACAGACAGTTTTGCTGTTGTTGCAGATACCAATAAAGAGATTTTAGATATTCTTTTGAGGCTCAATGGTCAAGATATAGCCACTTTTAGTTCATATATGAATGTAACAGTATCAGAAGTAGAAAAAGCCCCACAATGGGCTATAAATTACTTAAAAGATATTATAAATGTAGAACTTTTACATATAGGATATGTTACAAAAGATTTAAAAGCTCTTGGTTTATTTGTACCATACGAGAATATAGAAGCAGAAGTGCAAGAATATATAAATAATACAGCTGATGCAGGTTCTCAACCAATCGTCATTCAAAAAGATGACATAATCACTGAAGCAGGGGCTATTAAAGCTCAATATCTTGTTTATGCAGTAGATATATTAAAAGAGTTTATCAAACCCACAGAATATCTAAAAGAAACTCCAATAACATTACATTTAAATCAACTACTAATTATAATATTATTTAGCACCACTTCCAAAACTATATTTTATTTACATATTCTAAATATATTTTTAACTAATCATAATAACATATAAACATATTAATTATATTTTATCCTAAAATTAGGGCTTAATTAATTTATATGTTTATATGTTTTTATGTTTTTATTCACACTGACTATAAAATTAGTGTGAATAACTAAGATTAGTATTTGAAATATAAGAAGAAATAATAATTATTAAATATCGATATATGTGAATAACTATACTTAAGATTAGTTTTATGTGAATAACCCAGAGAAATACTAATCTTAATATTAGTTTAAGTTTAGCTATAAGTTAGTACTAATCTTCATTTAATATATATTAAATGAAGATTAGTACTAACTTATAGCTAAACTTAAACTAATATTAA